AAGCAACACGTCATTTTCAAATTGGTATTTAGCTTCGAAGTAGCTACACTCACCCTTCGTCCTACACAACCTTAGAATCTCACGTTTAAAGCTATCAGAGCCCTTGTCTTCTACAAGCTCCTGCACCTCTTTAGAACTTCCATAGTATGAACGCCAGTCAGATTCTACCCGAGTTTTAACACGTCTTTTTCTTGTTTTAGTTTTAGGTAATGTTTTAGGTTTCCAAAAGAACTTCTTGCCAATGTATTTCTTATTAGTTTCTAATTCAGTTATTAAGTACACAAACCCTTGATACTCTTCTGGAGTATCGTCAAACTGATTATCATTGTATAACCACATAAAAAAATCCCACCTTTCGATGGGATTATTTATCACTCTTCTAATACTTGGAATTCCATTGGACTGCCACACATTGGACAGAATTGAGGTACCTCTTCACTATCCACAACTAACACTTGAGACTCAGTATCACAAGCAACACATTCAGTCCAATACTCTTCTTCCATTTGATCTCCTACATACACAAGTCTTCGTATTTCGATGTATATAGGCGATGTTGACTTTTGTCTTGCGACTTACTTGGATACGCCCATAGTTTGTAGATATGAAATAATGTCTGCACGTTTTGATTCCTTCTTCTCTTTAAAATTCATTTTAGTACCTTTAACCATTTTCTTTGAGTTTGTCAACCACAAATCCATTAGCTCTGGTGTCCACTCTGGATTTTCTTCAGCCCATGCTTTGAACTTTTTACTGTAGCGATAATCATACGCTGCAGTACCTCGGTTCATGATGTTCCACAAGTTAGGACCGTTCTTATTCTTAGCTCCCTCTTCTATGCTATGACAAGAAGCACATTTTTTAAATCCTCGTTTCCCTTTGTCTGGATTTCCTTCTGCTGATGCAACTCCAAGATACATTAAACTTACTAAAAATCCTATAACGAATGTCCAAATTAAACTTTTATTCATATCCTATTTCCTCTTAATGCAAAAAATAAACCACCTACCCATAACAACACATGGAGATTGTCGTACAACAATACATCCATAAAACTTGCAGGTTCACCAATCCATATAACACCTGTCATTATACAACACATGGTTATACCACTAAAACGAGTCAGTGCATCTCCCACGTCAGGTATATAACATCTTTCCAGGATAGGTAACCATGGCTTGGTCATTAACCCTCCAATAAGCAGGCCTATACCGGCGCCTAGTTCTCCAAACACCACAAATGTCCAAACCACAAGTGGTAGACCCCAATCAGCTGCTGTATCAGCATCTACTGGCCATTTGTCTAATCCTTGCTGAATAAAAACAATAGCTAAAGGAATCCGCCATAACCAATGACTTAAACAAAACTCTGGAATTCTATTTAACATCCTTTTCCTCTTTTTCATTCCATATGGCCACTCGCCCTCTGGATGCCATATCTTATTATTATATAATGCGTTTGCAAACAAAGTCAAGGGCGACCAGGAGCCGCCCTCTTTACGTAGTATTTGTATCCACTTAAAAAGTGATTTCACAAGCGCCCCCAACACAAGCTGCAGAACCAATAGTATCCACATCAGTAAACTTCTTAATCTCTAACTGAGATACAAAATCAATAGGAGATAGATTCTGTTGAGCTTTGGTCCATTTATGAAGCAAGAATACATCTTTAAGACAATACTCTGCTTCCTTAGTATCTTTCATAAAGTAGTTATCAGCAAATTTATTAAAGCGACGAATCCATTCTGCATTAAGATCTGATACTTCACCTCTATACTCTGCAGGTGTTTGAGCTTGCATAGTAGCATCCCACAGATCACGGAACCCAGACTTGCGAGTATCTACAATTAATCCTGATGCAAACAGAGCAGCCTTACCATACTTTTCTACAATTTGACTTTCAGTAAGCACTTCTGTCATAGGAGCTTGATTAAAGTCTTTATCTCCCATACCAGCTAAGAAAGAGATACCAGCAAAAGAATGTCTATTGTTATATACATAATCTTCTACTTGAGTCCACTGGTGAGGCATAACTGTTACGGTATTAGATACATTGTGTCGGATACGAGGATCTGCACATAACTCAACATTAGTACCAGCTTCTACCCAGTTATTCTGTACTAGAGATACCTTCTCTAACAGATCTGTACCATACAGCTCTTCTCTAAACAAAGAACCTTCTGGAGCAATGATTGGAAACGCTACACAGTAATCTGTATTGTTAGCATTCCACACAGACTCTTCTACCATATAAGGATTAGTCTTAGCAATCAATTGAGCAACTTCTGTTTCTTTATTTAACTGTATGTGACGCAAATACCGAGGGCTATGCTCAGCATGAATACCGCTAGCAGTTTCCAATAATACTGAAGCATTTCCTGATGGTTTAACACAGGTTGTTCTGGCAGCAGCATTAATTCCAATAAGTTTGGCGACTTCAGCATTAACAGATTTGACAATACTCGCGCCTTGTCGTTGTATATCATCATTTAGTAATACCTCCGGGTTGTTCATCCATCCTGTAATAGATACCCCAAGTAAGGCTTCTCTATCAAAAATATCTTTACTTGTTTCTTCTAAGTATTTAAAGTCAGTATAACCAGCTTGTAACGTACCCATAATAGCACCTGCGCGACAAGCTTTGTAGAACTCTTCTGGAGTCCTGCACTTACCACCATTGATCTCAGTTAGGTTACATCCCTGCCAACCTGATTTACCATCTATCTGAGGGTACATGCCAATCTCAACACAGGGATTAGTTGTAAAGTCTTTATCTTCTACAAAGTAGAATCCAGGTTCACCAAACTCTTTAATTGAGCTCATAAACTTAGAGAAGTCTTCTTTACTAATCTCATTCCGCACAATCACAGCCGAGTTGTTAGAACGACCCCTCTGAGGATTGTCGATAAACCAATTGCCAGTTTTAGCTTTCATCATATCTTCATCATCATACGAGAATAAGGCGATAGTAGCAGAGCGACGTACACCGCCTGCTAGTACAGCATCTGCTGCATGCATAGAGATATCATATACATCAATAGGACGTAAATGTGTTTCGCCAGATAAGATACGTGACTGGATAAGATGCTCAATCTTATCGAGAGCCCTACGGAGCGGTTCAGGACCAGGGGCTTTGAAGCCACCATTGATCATAGCACCTTTTGGACGAATCTGATTGAGATCGAAGTAGACCTTGCGTCCTTCCATTTCTGGAAATTGACCACCACCTACAAAGTATGATGACATAAGTGCGCCAAGAGCATCTGCCCATCCTTCAATGGAATCTTCGATGACCCATCCTTTAGCTTGCTTCTTGCGTTCTTGAATATTAGGAAGGTTACCTACATGATGCTTCTGTACTGAGAATCCAGCACCTGCACCACATAGTAGAATGTATAGTAACTCAGAGAAGTATCTTGGTCTATCAGCATAGGTAGATGTGCAGTTATACATTTTCATCTGATGCTTCAATAGTTGATCACCACCGAACTGTAATGCTCGTTGAGCACCGAGAGTATATTTTAACTTGTAAAGAGACTCTGCTTCATCGATAAGTAGTGATAGTTCTGGTGACATCTTATCAGAATAGAATCCACGATGCATATCCATAACTCTAGAAACAGATTCGTCCCATGATTCGTATCGTTCTTTTTCATCATCCCACCTACTGTAACCTTCATAGAATTTAGCTTGTGACATTACATGTCTGGTATCGACTTCACGATTTGATTGAACGACTTTTAGCATTTATTGACCTCTCGGGAAAAGTATTTACGTCCGTGTAAGCATATTCTTACACAGAGTATATTTGATTATTATTTTGTTAGTGTATTATATATTACTTTCGAGTCCTGTGAAACTGTTATTTCACGTGTTTTTAAAAAAATAAAAAAAAATAATTATGTGTAATTAAACACCGGGTAATCTTCTAAATCTTCATGACTTTGTGTTTCAACTTCAATCTGTTTTCCTGAAGTAATAAAGTCATAAATTATATCTGCTTTAAATTCATGAGCATCTACATCAAAATGGAACCCATCAGGTCTAGAATAACCTCGCCATAATAAGTGGTTATACAATCCGCCATGTTTATAATTTTTTATAATAAAAAAAGAATCATCTAAATTTGCGACCATTTTATCTTTTAATATTTTTTTATCTGGTTCATAGTAATTTAAAATAGCTAATGGTATATTCATTTCTTTACAGAGAGCCTGCAAAGAAAAGATATTGCGAATATGCTCAAGCTCATAAGTAATACGCGTATAATCTCCTACAAAAGGTGTTCTTGTGCTTTTAAGTCCAGTTTCAGAATCCCATGTAGTAAGATTTAACTGCACTCCAGTATATAATTCCTCGAAAGATATTCCATTTAAGAGACAATATTGTTTATAATCTTTTAATTGTTTATGAATAGACCAGTATTCTAGCTTTTGATACTTAGCGCTATGACCCTTTTCACCTGCTACAATTTGTGAGCTTAAATTCCCAGGGATAATTCTTTTACTATATAAAGATCTAATAATATATTGTCTATAATTATCGGTAGTTTGCCATATTACTGCTTTAGGAGGTGGTAAATCTCCTGCTCTAACATTAAGTAAAATTGTATAAAGTTCTTCATACATTACCTTATTACTTTTACCTTCGCTTGAAAGGTTTGTTAGTGCAATACCTGATTTAGCAGATAAAATATTAGTATAGCGCATACTATTGTTTTTTAATTCAAGCCCTAGCGTAAAAGAACACCCGTTAACTAAATAATATGGATTTTTCATCTGTGCCAAACTTTAACACTTGTATGAGAATAAAATAATTTACCGTCATACTTATCATTACAAATAGGGTTTCCTCTAACATTTAAAGATGTATTTAGTAACATAGGTACACCAGATAAATTATAAAATTCTTCTAGTATTGGTCTTATAATTGATGTACTATCTTTAGTAACTATTTGAACTCTTGCAGTTCCGTCAACATGAGTAACTGATTTATAATCATGTTTAGCATTACAAGTATATTGCATATATTCATTCTTATGACCTTCAAAATACTCTTCTGAAAATTCTTCTAATATAACAGGAGCAAAAGGTCTAAACTTTTCTCTGTTCTTTACCTTATTAACTGTGTCTTTAATATCTTTACGAGGATCTGCTAGTAAACTTCTATTACCTAATGCTCTTGGACCAAACTCTGCTTTACCATTTATTACTCCGCAAATAAAATTAGAATTAAGATAACTAGCAACTCTAGACGGGTTAATATCAGACTTTTCATCATAACCTAGATAAGCATCTTCCCATAATAATCTATCTTTACCTGTATCAAGAGCCCATGATCGAGCCGCGGCTCCTAAAGCTGAACCTCCATCTGTAGAATTTACTGCAATCCACATATCGTCAAATAAATTTCTTATCATAGAATTAGCTACGATATTCTGCGCTACCCCTCCACTATAAACTAATTTACTACCATACTTTCTAGCTCTGTTAGCTAATTTTAAGATTTCTTTTTCTGTCCAAGCTTGAAGAGTGCCAGCTAAGTCAATAGGATTAGCTCCTTGAAAATATAAAACTAAGTCTTGACTTGATATGTGACCATTAAAGAATAGATTTATTTTGTCTTCAAAAGTATCTAGAAAAATACTACCAGAAAAGGCTGCCATACCCATTACAATATATTCTTCTTCAAGAGGCTTGTAACCTAAAGCTTTAGTGCCAAGGGCATATACAACCCCTATAGATTTAGGATATGTTTCTTCATATAAAATATTAAAATTGTTATCTTGTATAGTAGCTGATTGCCACTCTCCATACCCGTCGATAGTTAAACAAACTGTATCTTCAGATGAAGTCCACGGCCGTGTATAAAAAGCTGTAGCCGCATGACTTTGATGATGTAAGTAACTCTTATCTATTTTATATCTTGTAATTTTATTTGCAGCGCGCTTAGCTTTATTTAATGCTGCTTCTTTATTATGAAGAGTATTAGCAATCTTTTCTGAATATTGATTTCTTAAATTTATATCTTCATAAAAAGAAACATGATCATCCTCACGAATCATATCACTAAGAAACTTATGTAACAAAGGATCGTTTTTGCGTTTACTATATCTTTCACTCTCTGAAGCAAAAGATATAGTTCCATCTTCCTCCACAAACGCAATAGCTGCGTTGTGAAAGTTCTCACTTATTCCACAGTATCTCATTATTCAGTTGACGCTTTATCCTCTGGAGCTAATGCTTCTTCATAGTATGCAATAATAGCTTGCTGATCTTTTACATAGCGTCTTAGATCAGCGATACCGATAGCTAGATTCTCATACCCTTTTGGAGTAATAGTAAATAGAACTACATTTCCCGTCTTGGTATCAATCTCAGCTAGCTTCTCTTCTAGATTCTCTTCGGTAATTACAAACCAATCAACAGGAGGAAACTCAACTGCCTTAGGTCGTTCTTGAATAGGTATATTTTGTTCTTGATATTGAGTAGTAACTACTACTTCAGCCTCCGGAGTTCTCCCCAGACACGCTGTCAGCAGCATCGGGCTTATCAGAAGGAGGAGTAGTTTCATCCTGGATCCGTCCAATAAGTTTGTTAACGGCATTGTTAACTCTGTCTTCAAGTCCTTGTGCATTTGTTAATGCCTCCATAGTCAAATCTATCTTAGCAAATACACCTCTTAGCTTATCAAGGTGCTGTTGCGACTGCTGTAATCTCTTAGTTAAATCGTTATTTAGTTGTTCGTTTTTCTTCTGATCAGCAGCCATCTTCTCTACAGTTGCCTGGAGAGTTTCGGCTGCTGTCTTTAATTTTACATTATTTTCTCGTAAAGTGCCAATGGTTTGTTCTGACCAAATATAGTAACTGTAACCTGCATAACCAACGCCACTAAAAAGAGAGACGATAAAGAGAAACATATAA